CTTTTCTATTAAGGTATTACCACGTTTACATATGCGTATATTGTCCCGCCGTTACCGCTTTAACCAATGTATTATGCCGGTTGATCGCATAGTTACAATACGTTACGGTTCGATTGGCCCATTGCAGTAATTGTTCGGGCCCAACAGCGGAAGCGGCTTGAGCGTTTGCAAGAGATAGTCCGGCACAGTCTTCGATATCGGTGCACTCGTAACCGGACGCGTTGGCATTGAGCAACCACACATTACCGCAAGATAAATTGCAATCAACAGTATTCTTTTGCTGTACGCTAACATACTTGGCCACCTGCCTGTCGTTGGCTTTATTCGTCTGTTCAAGTTTCGATTCCTGCGCTTTAACGTCCAGCGCCAGGGCCGTGTTCTGTACAAATAAATCCGCTATTTGTGCATCGCGTGTACTGACGGCTTCGGCATATTCAGCTTCCGTACTGCGCACGCCGCGTTGAAACTGTAGCTCACCGTAACCCCATGCCGAAACCGCTACAGCTAATACAATAAAAAGATACAACGCTACTTTACCGATAAGTGTACTCATCGTATGTTATCTCCTTTATTAATTTTAGTGTGTGACGTGACGGTGCCTAGTTTGTCAATGGCATCGTTACACGCCCAGCCTACCGCGATCAAGGCGATAACGGACGGCTCCGATACCGTGGCGGTCAGCATGTAATACCCTAGCACACCTCCACAAACCATCAAGTATGTTTTCCATACTCGCTTGCGTATAAACTCAAACAAGCCGACATGCCTGTTTTTCTTTGCACTGATTTCGGCTAGAATACAGGCTAACTGTATCGACGTACCAAACGCAATAAAAAACGCGTTATGAAAGAAAGCAATTAAGTCGGTTGCCGTGATCATTCCGCCTCAAGATCAGGGTCATTGCGCGAACGGTAATGATTGGCATTACGAAAATGACCGGTATCACCTGCTTTCGTGTCGATAATGTCAAATATGTCCAGCGCAGTAGCGGCTTTAATCACGTCAAGCGTAGTTAGATTGTGGTCGTCCATTAGCTCGCGCAAAGCTAACGCAATAACTTTATTACGTTTACTTTCTAACGTGTTGCTTGCACAACCTAGTGTTTCAGCAACTAATGTTGTTGTCAGTTTTGGGCGGGGTAATTTACGCATTTGCCGCGACACGATTGCCGATAAGCCAAAATCGGACGGCAAGAAGCTGAACAAGACGAACACGTAAGACAGCAGTATTTCAGCTTTGTTCAAGTTTCCGAGTTCCGCTTGCCGGCGTAAGCGCGTACCGGTATAGAATCCCCATGTCACGTACTGGTAGTACACTTTATCGATAACACCGGTCAGTGCGGCATATAAGTACGTTGCTGCCGGGATACCGATCAGCAGTACAAGTGTCGTAATAATGATATGGGTCAGCATGGCGTGCGCCTCACTAGTTAAAGATAATGTTATCCAGTATATGCGGCCACGGAAAATGCGGGCCGGGGTCGTGCTTTACACCAGGTAGCTGGCCTTTCTTCGCGCCGGTTTTATATGTTATACCTGCTTTAATGGCGGCGTTACGCACGTCATCATGGCCTTGTATCCAGTTACGTGATATATAGTAACGATTAACCCACAATTGAATCAAAGCAATAACGCTATCAATTTGCACGTCAGTGTATGCCGGGTCGCCGTTAATGTTCGGCTTGCCAATACTCAAACATTCAAACGATAAGGTAAACTTGTTACAGTCTTCTTTACCGTTCATCAGCGACAGACCGGCATGGTACGCTTGACACTCAAACGGTACGAGCTGAAATTGATTACCATCACGATCGATAATCACATGTGCCGAATATTTGTAATGTTTCAAAATGTCGTAGCACACGCTGACGCTGAACGGATCGACGTTATCCAAGCCTATTGTGTTGGCATATAGTGCCGACATGTAATGCGCGACAATGCCGTTTTGTACCAGCGGCGGGCGCGAGTAACCATAACAGCCACGAGGTAAAAACATAGGGAACATTTTAATATGCATGCGATAAGCTCCTATGTTATTAAAGCAATAAAGCGTTTACCGATTAATGCTAAAAAGCCAATGATTCCGCTCACCATCGCCACAATGATTGTACCTACTGCTGTAGAGCGCATTTTTTGCCAGAACAAAATAGACTGTACTTCCTCGTCCATTTTACGCGCAACCCACTCATGCTCGAACGAATGTTGACGGTTGCTGATCGTGCGCGACTTTTCCAGCTCGGCGACAATTTCGCGGGACAATTCCTGCATTTGTTCTTTTGATAATGTCATTTACCTAACTCTGGAGTGATATCTCGGTATCGGTTTTAGTTTAACTTGGCTTTACATTATTTATTTTAACAACCAATCTCATTGTATTTCCCCCATTTCCAGATGGGTCAGTTACATTAACTATACAGGCTACATTGGTCGCATCGGTCGATACGGCCCACGCGGTAGCAACAACGGTATTATTAGTTAGTATTCCAGGTATAAGGGATACCGATACCTCGCTGATGTCAGGGGTAACGGCCAACCCATGAGGAACATTAAAGCTTAGTGTTGCTATGGCATCCACTAAAAACGTATCAGACCTTATGACTGTCTCCGTTCTATAACCCTTATTATCCCAAACATAATGATTTGTGATGTTAGCAGGAGTTCTTCTATTAGCCACCAAAATATTACCTGTTTTCCCGCCAGCAGCGACATCGTTTCCATGGATGTAGCATTTTTCATTATCATCAACGCGTATTCCATAAGCTGCTCCATTTGTTAACTCTGAGAAAACATCCTCGCGAATTAGATTATTATATATATTGCAGTAATGGACGGAATTTTCTATAAAAATATTATTATAGGTTACGTCTGCTAATTGTGAATTTCCATTTATTACATTATCCCCTATCAATAGCTCATCAACTACGGACGTTCCGTCAACATATATTCCATGACGAGGGTTATTCAAAATCCTATTTTCTCGTATTACTGTCGCCCATACATTTGTTCCATAAATATGTACACCATGGCCTAAGATTCCGTTGTCAACGCCGAATCCGATAAGATTACCACGTATAGTTATATTTCCCTCCAATGACCCAGCAAGCTCTCCGTTTAAAGTTACTTGATTACCAATGTTACCAAATATATCATTGTCAATAATTTTTATTTCACGCGTGGCTGTTGTCGCTTTTGTTATTACCCCGCCCAGCAGATTTGCATAAATATTATTAGTGGAGACAATAGCATTTTCAGTATCTCCAGCCCCTGAATCTATAGTCATAACACCATATCCGCTATTATCATGGATGTTGCAATTAACTATTTTTACGTTTTTTGTAATTGTCCCGGTCTCTGTGTTTTCAACATCTATACCAGCCATAGGCAGTGTTCTGTCAGCCCTGGCCAATTCAGGCCCATCGACTAAAATATTTTCACCGCACACAACTGAAACATTATTTCTACCGTTATCTGTTATATTACCTCCACGAATAATAATATTTCGTGGTGACGTGTCTTGACCCCTGTACGCTCCTTGAGAGTTACCTAAATAAATACCATCGCCCCACGCCTCTGTAATTTCTACATCTTCGATCAATACATTGTTGCAATTACGAATATAAATGCAATGTCCAGCTTCCCCGGTTACGCCAGTATGGTCTTCTTTATCACCAGTAATTTTACCACCAATTATTTTTATATTTTCTCTCGTTTGTGCCTCACCAGAATTTTCAGCATTAATCCCAATACGAATTATTTGGTAGGCTGTAGCATCGTTTATTATACATTTTAATTCTGCGTTCCCGTCAAGACGTAGAGTAGTATTTGACGGTATCGAAATGCCGCCGCTTTCGGCATCGATCATATAGATTCCTGCGGGGAAATATAAATCAAAAGCCCCGGCTGCGGCATCCAAAGCTATTTGAACGGCAGACGTGTCGTCTGTAACACCGTCCCCAACCGCACCGAAGGATTTTACGCTGTTAGCTGTATTATTACCCCGTATACGCAACCAGTTATCTACGTACGTATTTTCTAACGGATCTCCTGCAATAGCCACCAGCAAATCGCCTACAAAAAACGAAACACCGTCAACCGTACCCGTAACCGATACACGAAATACGGAACCTACTTGTAAACCGCCGTACAGGTATTCAAAAAATGGAAAGCTACCTGTGCTGGCATCCCATTCACCAACCAGAAAAAACTGATTAGATAGACCGGATAACGTAATACTGTCCAGGTCAATAGGTAACGAAGCTGATATTAAACCAAGCTTCGTTTTTTCATCGTCAGTAAACGCATTGGTATCGTCATTCGCTTCGTAAGCCTGTTTAATTTCATAATAAAAAGGCTGATACCAGCCGTACATGTTCAGCTGATCGTAATAAAAATGGATAAGCCGTTTCTCGCCTTCCGCCATACCGCTAAAGTCAGGCGCTGCACCGTTTAACCAGATAACATTAGCCGGCCATTGCGTGATCTTCCACTCACCGGGGTAGCCCTGTGCAACGGTCAATAAAAACTCCGTATGGTCTTCTACGGCACCGTCTGGTACTTCTTGTATGTTTTCAAAAGACGTTATAGCCATGTCTTCCATTAATGTTAACGCCACCATGTGCGCATAACCAAAGTCCAGCGCATTAAAAGCTACGTTACCGGTAATGGGCTTGTAGTTGATATTGCGCACGTTGTGCAGCTTCGCGCCGCCCGTGTCAACACCTAGTCCTGACGTTGGAAATATTACTGATATTTCGTTATCCGTATCACCTGACACAATTATTTCAGGCGCACTTAATGCCATCGACACATCGGCAAAAATATCAACCAAATCTGCCAGTGCTGCAAAAGCGGTTTCGCCGCTTTCACGGCTCCAGAAAATACCGTGCGCCTGCTCTTCGATCGTCACCGCATCGGCCAAGATAAATCCGGCATTGTCTTGATCTGTGCTGAAATCAACCAACACAGTCGTAGGTACACCGGCTATACCGATTTGCAAGCCACGGCCAAACGGTGCAGCATCTACGTCTATTGCGACGTGGATAGCTAAATCTCCCTCGTTCATGCCCGCGGGGAAATCAGTCAATTGGCTGGCGCTTACGGCAGGCAACGCAACATTGTAATCATCGTCTATTTCCAGTACCGGAACTTGCCCGTCTTCCATACCGGCATCAAGAGCAGCTGCACTACCAAAAGCCGTATCTTTTAGCGTATCAATAGAGCACTGTTCACTTTCGCCGGTAGTCGGATTCTCAACCACCAATAAATAGTTATCCGCTGCGTCAGTCGTAATGGTATTAATTTCGGAAATACGTTTGCGATCGTCAGCCATTGTCATTACCTTTATTACTAATTTGTTTTACTTTCACGCTCTCAAGCATGGCTTTACCCAGTGATTTAAACCCTTCACGTATAAAGCCGTGTATTTCCTGACGCAATTTGTCAAATGTTGCTGCCGGGCGCGCGCTCATTTCCGCCATGTAGTCCATATATGATGTCAAGTTAGCTTTGCCGCATTCCTCAACAATAATTTCTTCTTTCGTTACGGAGTTTGTCTTCTTAACCTCCCACCACCACGGGCAGCCATCCGGGCCGTTCTTGCCAGGACATTCGTTACACCGATCGGCGTTTTTATAATTGACTTTGTTTATTTCTTTACGCATTAAGCATTCCTCTGACAGATAATTACTTTGGCGTGTGCTGGTCGCCATACTCCACTACTTGATACTCCATGCGTATGTGGGGTAGAGGCTGTGCCTTTTATCGTTACGTTTGTCGTAGTACTGCTAAAACCAAGAGTCAAAACACCGGCACTGCCAGACCCCGTCCAACGAGGAATATTAACACCGAACGCAGGCAAGTTATTAAAAATTAAAGCCGTTCCGTCAGCAGACAGTCCGCTAATTGCCCAGCTACCATCAAGCGTACCACCTCCCGACGTGACCGCGATTAAGGCTCGATCATTTGTACCGGCTACAATAGACCAACCGGACGGCGCGGCGGATTGATAAAATACAGCACGTACACCGGCTTCAAACACACGATCATCAACATAACTTTTTATTGCAACGTCTGACACATCGCTTGGACTTACAGCGCGAAAACGCCCGGCTGCATCACGCATAACCAGCGTGTCAGGCGTAGCCAACGAAGCTGCGGAAGCTAATACTGTTTCAATGTCGTCTAGTCGTAGTTCGTTTGCATCCGTTATTTCTTCAAGCCATCTTACCCACTCCGCCGTTGTGCGGTGTATCCAGTTCATGTGCTGACGCGGCGGTATTTCAAAACGCGCCCAACCGGCCGATTTTTTACCGGACGACGGCTCTACTACATTGTTTTGACCTGACACCGGGTCAATAAAATCGTCCACCGCAAAATCAGGATACACTAACGGTTTAGCCATTATAAAACTCCTACTAATTCGACAAAGCGTCCGCCGCCGATCAGCGCCGGGTTATCCAATTCGCTCAAACCTAATAAATACTCATCATTCACTTCGAGTAACGCGCCGTCACTCAGTTCAAGCGCCCATAGACCATCACCGTAAATTTCGCCGAAGCCGGCAATATAGCCGGGTGTCGCCATACCCGGTTCAGAAAAGCCAAAAAATAAACCGTCAGGCGGATTGACAAAACCGGATAGCTGTACGCCTTGTGGGCGCGGTATCAGGTCGAACGTGACTAACAACTGCACCATTAAATCGCTCAGGTTTTCAGCAAAGACAATGGAAAATGACATATCCTGATTGTCAGACAGTTGCAGTACCTGCGCGCCCGTAATGTTTTCCGCGGCTTCGACAATGTCATCGATCAGCGCAATGGAGTTATTCTTAAATATTTTTGACTTAATAATAATGTGGTACACTTCATCGTCAAGCAACAATGGGTGATTGCGCTCTTGTCCGACAATACGCCCGACAATATCAAGCAATTCACCTTCCGATGCATCAATGTCCGGTATGTTTATAATGGTCTCCGCCGGCAGCTCTAATTCGTCGTGTATAATTTGAGGTATAGTCTGTATCCACTGTAAAAACTTAGGCGAGTTTTTATACTGCCAAATGACGCGACTTAGGGCTTTAGCGGCATAATCCATTGTTATGGCTCACTAATCGTCACGTTGATATTAGCAACATCGAAAACGCCAAGACCGTTAAAATCGACATCAACAATGTTGTACGTAATGTCGTATTCGTCTTCGCTAATTAAAATACTGCTAACGTAGCCTTTTGATCCTACTACGCTATTAACTGGTGTGAACAAATTACCCGCCGATACGACTTCACCAATTTCAAAACCGGTTCGATCAAAACCTAAACTTTCCGTGTTAAACAATGTCGCGTTAGCATAATTAACAATCGCTTCTTTAACGTCATCTTCGTCTATGCCAGAACCGACTATTTCAACATCGATATATATCGTGGTGTACACTGGCCTGAAGAAAGTCGCGATAAACGCTTTACCGTTTGGTGTCAGTGTTTCAACCGTAACAATATTAGCAAAACCGCTGGCCGCATTCAGACCACAACCAGGATTTTTTGCAGAGGCCATAGCGGCGGCAATGTTGGCGTTGCTTCCACCATCTACAAAAATAGCCAAGCTGTGCGGCGCAACGCCGTTACTGTCCGCGATATCCGTAAAGTTTTCGATAATGTGTACGCGCTTAACGCCGTCCACATTACCGATTTTTGATATCATAGAATCTAACTGATTGTTACCCGGATTAGCGACGGATATATGTCGTCGAATGCGATACACTTCGTCCGGTTCATTGTCGCGACCTAACGACGCTGCTTCATCATTCGTGACTGCCGTTACACCGCTAACGGACGTAGACGATAAATCGCCAACATTAGCCGGCTGTGGCCCGGTAATACTGCACGTTACATTCACCAGCACTTCGCCGCCGGTAATAGTTACCGCGTTATCCGTCAGCCAGGTTGTACCTTGCGCTTCATTTAATACTTCCGTGCCAGCCGGTATAATCGTGTCATCGATACCGGTAAACCGTACTGTAGCCGTTGATTGTGTAGGGCCTTGGCGCGGCGAACCGCTTAAAAACCCAAGCCTGTCAAGCTGCGAACCGACAGCGGTCAGCGGGTCAATGGATTGGTAAGCGTATAACAGTTGTTCATCGGCATTAGCCAAGGCTTCGGCCCATATTGCAATTGCCTGACCATCCGGGCTTTCCGGCGTAATATTCCAGGCGGGATCGATAGCCAGGAAAGCGGCTTCGATTTCGCTTTTGTATTCTTGCAGTGTCTTTTTAACTGCGCCGGATTCGTTAATCTGTGCCACTAAATAATATCCTCACCGAATAAAAGCTGCACAACCGCACTGTTTTTGTCAATAACACTGGCCTGTATATCCACACGCCGGGCGTTAGCATCCGAGCCAAACGTAAACGATGTTATACCTACCACATCGGGCGAGGTAAGTATACGCTGTTTTACGTTAATTTCCGCTACGTCCTGCGGCGTTTTACCAAGGATCGATTGAAACCAGGGCGTACCGTCTGACACATCAAGGAAAAATTCGCCCAGAAACATACGCAGCCGATGGTATAAACCATTAGCGGTTGACTCCTGGCCGTACAAAAACTGCTTATTGCCCGATGTCACAATATCACCGTTTTCAAAATTACGTATCATACGGGTACACCTGTCTGTCCGCCGCCTGGCTGTACACCACTGTGTTTGTGCGTACTACCAACAGCTTTACCGTTGTTCTTAAGCTCGCCGATAAACTCCGTATCGCCGGTATACGTTGTGTCGCCGATATGATTTATGTTCGCCGTAATATTCAACGTAGTCGTTACAACATCAATAGCACCGTCTTTCAAATGCACGTAGTTAGCGCCTGCATAGTCAGACAAGCCAATACCTTCGTTTTTAAAGTTCGGTATCGCGCCTGTCTTCGCACGCACGCCAGGTATAAACATCGCATCGGATGCGGAGAACATACGCGCATCGTGAGGCTTAATAACACCGCCTTCATTGACCCACAAATCCATTGCTCGTTGACTAAACACAATAACACCCTGACAACCTGACGTTATCTCATGCCATAGATACCAGTTATCATTCCCGGCAAATTGCACCGGTACATTTTCGATTACCGGTATGGCTACACCTTCGCCGCTATCAGTCAGTATTTTTTGTATACCGCACTGTACCTGTGCTAACTGTGTTTCTGGATCAAACGTGACAATGTGGCCGGGCAGGCAGAACATTAACGACCGCGCGAAATAATCAAACGCTTCCGTCATTAGCCTCGTAAACGGGTTGTTGTTACTGGCGTTACGATCAGACCTCATGCGGCCGTACCCCTTCTATTTTCGTGCGCCACGCATCACCATAAAAATTACCTTCGTGCGTTGTAGACAGTACTTTGTGTATGCCTTTGCCGGTGCTAATCTTGTTCAGTGTCGAATAGTAAATACTGTTAAACACCAGCTTACCCGTTACCGCCTCCACTTCAAAATAATCGTAGGGGCGTATAAACGGATCGAGCAATACCGTTACGTCAATACCTTTTACCGTAATCGACGGAGAGCCCACCAGGCCGGTCAGTATAGAGTATTTAAACGTATCGCTATCAGGCCTAACGGCATCGTCTTTTATAACCAATACTTTACCGTTCTCGTGCATCCACTCAAAGCCAAAGTTACGGCTTAACTCCGTCATGACAGCACTACTTTCGTTCAGCACCGTAAAACCGTTGACTGCTTTGGGTAGCTTTGAAAAGTCGCCAATAATCTCAACCGGCAATCCGAACGACGCAGCCACGGCGCGTATGATATTAATCTGTGGCGTACCTTTACCAAACGATTGACGTATATACCCGCTTTGCCAAGCCCGTTCCGAAGAGTTACAAAACAATTTAACGAACGTGTCCGACTTACTGCGACCCAATTCAACGTTCTCAATCTCGCCGTTAAAAATAACGCCGAACGCGTCTTGATAGCCGGCGGTAAGCCGTACACTGTCAAACTTATTGTAAATGGCCTGCCGTCTTTCGCGCGCTACGCCGTATATAATTATTTCCGCATACGAGCGCCACGCGGCGGGTGTTTGATCGATTGTAAATTCAATTTGAGCAGGGAAGCGCCTGCCATTTTTATTCGACACGTCCTGTATATTACCATCGTACACGATCACATCATCGCCGTTACCGATTTCCAGTTTGTACACTCTGCCAAAATAGCGACTCATTGCGGCGTATACACCAGTTTATTTGATAGACCTAAATTGGTCACGGTCGGCGGCGCGCCATCCAGTACCAGCGTACCGATATCCAGGTTAAGGCCGTACAGCAGATCAATACCCGTGTGCAGACCACGACCTAAAATAACCGCGTCTTCCCCTTCGTAAATATCGACCGAATAAAATTCAAAGCGCACAGACCATTTTACAAATACAATAAAATTCCTTTCCGATAACGTTACGCGAAAGCGGAAAAACGGACGGCCTGCTGTCAGCGGTACAATCATTGCAGCGTCACCTGTCCAATATTAACTATTTCCTGCGCCTGCAATTCCGCCGTGTCGTTCGGGGCCGGTATTGTTTCCTTTTCAATACGCGAATTAATAATCAGTAGTTGTTGCAGATCCACGACAAGGTCTAAACCGTTTTCGTTTTCGGCAGTAACTTCCTGACGTGTACCAACTATCATACAGTTAGTGTATTGACTTTTTGCGCCGACAACATTGACGATAGCGTTACTACGTTGCAAATCGCGTACGGCTTCAAGCATACTTTGCGAACGTGTTTCAGCACGCCCGGCTGTGTAAGCGGCGTACACCGCATTAGCCACGCTACCGCCAAGGCCAGCAACCACAGCACGCTTACCGACTTCCGTTATCAGCTTACCCGAGGCGGCGCTTAAGCTGGCGCTCGCTAACGACGATAGCCCGCCTGTTTGCGTAGCCAAATGACGGAAAACATTGTCTGATACGCCTAAACGTAACGATATACGCAATGGTTTTTGCACCGCATGATCATTACCGATAGCGCCGGTTTCTATCGGGAACTGCGTTATTTCGGTCGCCATTTCGGACGACTCACTAATGACAGCATCGAACACCAGCTCATTAATAGACGGCTGTGCTTTAGTAAATATGCCTACGATACTCATCTAAGCGTACTCTTCATATCGTTTACGGTATTCTCAACCAACTTTTTAACGCTGGCTTCGACGCCACGCTTGGCCGCGCGCTCGACCGCCTGCGGGTCACTGGCGTCGCGCGCATCGACATTAATTGTATTTTCGATGGTTATATTTTCAGTCTTTGCCACGTTATCAGTCTGGCTGTCAAATCCTGAGCTATTAAAATAATCCAAATAACCGGCCTGATCATTTTCTGTGCCTTGCGTAGCATAGCGACCTATACCCGCACCAAAGTCAAAAGCTAATCGACCAGGGCTTTGCTTAGGCAACATACCGGCCATCGTTTCGCCTATAGCCGGCGCATACTGTTGACCGATATCCGCACCAAAACCAAAAGCTTTCTCACCTATCGTTCTACCTATTTTATCGACAAGGTTAAACGGCGAACCGATTTGTGCAATGGTGCGCGGCGCGTTCTTTATGGCTTCCGCTATTTGCTCCGATATTTTGTCACGATTGACAGATAACAATTCCGTCATTGTCTGAAAAAACAACGTCATACCTGGAACAAGCTCATTCGATATTTGGTCGGTTATACCGCTTACCGCTTTTGTCAGTTCGGTGGTCGCGTCTTTTAACGCCGTGGCGTTGTCTATCATTTCACGCGTGACAGGCGCTAGTTTTTCAGACTCCGCAAAGTAATCGCGCATCTTGTCTGCACCGCCGGCAAACAAGGTTATTTCAGCTTGATCAAAACCTAACGATTTAAAAAACCGTCTACGCGCGTCAGGCGATACATCTTTTGTTGCATCGGCTAAACGCTCATAGGCTTGAGCGATATCCGTCACACCGCGCAACAGGTAAGGATCAAGCCCGGCAACTAAAAAAGCGTCTTCGGGAACTCTGCCAAATTCTGTCTGCTCAATAAGATCCGCCACCTTATTGATAGAGCTAAACGCATCGTCGGCACTGCCACCACTTTTTTTCAATGCGTGACCTAACGAGTCTACTAATTGCGGCGTTACGGACATAACATCGGAGAATTTGCCTAGCTTGTCTTTACTTTCGGCAAACTTATAGGTCATTCTGCCCAATACGCCCGCCGTTGCGCCTATTGCTGCACCGAACAATAGCGCTCTACTTTTTACAAGATTGAATAGGTTAATACCTTCCTGAAAACTTTTTTTATCGTTATCAAGGCCAAGTTTAACCAGTAAGCTGTCTATTGTTGCAGGCATTTCATTTCGTCCAGCAGTAAGTGCATTTGCAGCACGTCATACAGCTCATAAGTGCCATCTAACATATCAGACCACCTTGCTAAGGGTGGGCATAAACCGACAATCCCGACGCAAGGACGCCACAGATAAAAATACCTTACTTTTGCTCCGCCGCCTGATTGTCGGGTTTTTCGGGGCGGCAAAGCTGCCAAAAATTTCCGAGATTCTCCTTTGCTGTTTTTGCAATTAGCAAGTAATAGTCTTGTATGTTGTCCGCGAAAAGATTTTCAGCGACAGGTACTTTATCTGCGCAAAACAATAGATCCTTTACCAGCAAATCGACAATACGCTGCACGTCGTTAAACGGCATGACAAGCAATTGCGATACCACAGCCATATCGGATACATTATCTTTTAGCGCGATAATAAGACCGGCAAATCCGGCAATGTGCAGCGCCTCAAACTGATTCTTTGCCGACGCGGTACTACCTTTATATATCTTGCCGGCTATCTCAATTTCAAATGCGCGCATTGTTACGTTTCCTCGCTATCGGAAAACTCAAATATAAACTGCTCATCCGTTACGCTGGTTTTACCTCCGCGACCTACATCACCACGGTTAACCAGGATACCGTCAAAGCCGACTATCTTTTCGTCGGTGCCGGATTGGCTGAAACTGAATGACGCATCGACGCCGGACTTTTCAGCTGCAAGCAATTGACGCACTTCGGTCGAGCCTGGCATTAAATTGACCGTTAGCCGTTTTGGCCGTCGCGTGTTGTCAAGGCGCAAACTGGTTCGACCTACGCCACGCTTTAACGTAGCACGCGGCTCAATGTCTGCAATGACAATGGGCGGATCAGTGTCGCCGAATTCTTCCAGCGGAATACCGAAGACCGTTAAATTGACGCCGTCCGCGCCGTATCGTTTTAAAGCCATGCTGTGTACTCCTACTCTACATTAACTGTAATGCTGGCCGTATGCCCCGCGCGCGCGAGTATCGCCAGTATGGTTGTGTTGGGATATTGCCGCGCAGCAATTTGCGCATCGGTCAATGCATAAACATCTTCCGGGTTGCCGAAAATAACATAGCCAAACTTGGCCAGTTTCGTTTCACCGGTCAGCGGATCGACGTAATTACGCGGCCCGAGTACGCCGTTGTCATAAAAGGCTTTGCAGGTTTTATCCAATGCATCCAACAAGCCTGCATACCCTTGCGGCGTTAGCGGGCGCTTACTACCTGTACCGGCAATATAGTTATAGCCGTTCACCTGCAAACGATTTTGCAGCACGTCCAGATTGACGACATCATCCATAAATTCGCCGTAACTGGACATCGATTTACTGTTAATCACGCGACTGTTATCGATGGAGCCTTGCAGCTCTATTTGTGTAAAGAAAATAGCATTTTTCGCTTTCAGCGCATTGTATGCCGTGGTCGTCAAGTTATCACCAACAACACCGGGCAATACCTGATATTCGCCGGTAATGGCCGTGCGTAATCCTTCAGGGCGGAATTTATGAAACGCAGCAGCAAGCTGTATCATCGAATACGACTGTGACGAGTCCAGCGCAACGGAAGCCGGATCTTTATACCCGACAAACACATGTCGATTGCCCAAGGCTTTTAACACGCTGGCCAGGTCAGTGGACAGGGCAGGGTTGATCGCAGCGGCGTCGCTAATGGTAAAGACAATACCATGATTGCCGGCATCGCCAAACGTGGCCAGTGCAATAGCGTTATCTTCGCCGTCTATTTCGTTTGCATACGTCGCGTAATCAAAAAAGTACCAGTAGCGCCATGCTTCGTTGTTGGCTTGCGCGGCGACCTCGGCGGCACTGTCTGCTGAGTCGTCCCACATGTACACCGATAACGAAAAGGGTGTAGGTAAGTTGGCGAACCAGCGACTAGCCATCAAGTACACTTCGCTGTCCGCCGCAAAATCAACAGCCACTTCGGACAAGCTGGCATAGTCGCGGTAAGTATTCTCAACAAAGTACTCGTCGGTTGAGCCGTCCGTTGCACGCGCGAAAATAAAGGCGGAAGAAAAGTCAGCAAAGCCAAGCCCGGACGGCGCCAGGATTAAGTTAAGCTGAATAATATTGTTGACGTTGTACATGGCTATATTGCTCCAGTGTATAAAACATGACTGTTTGTATCGATAGTCTCTAACGTAAATCCGGCAGCGCGCAATACAATTTCTGATACTTCGCTTTCAATGTATAAATGTACATCGACTTGATACCGTGGCTGCATACCGGCTTGTGCAAGCTGCGTTAAATTACGCACTTCACTGCAATACCGATATGCGATACTGTTGACATACAAATACTGTTTAAGCGATTCTCTGAAATTGGCGTTGTGCATTTTCCACGCTGCATTTTCAGCGCCTTCGTTGAATAAATTACATGACAGTATAAACTCCATTTGGCTGAACGTCGTTTCTTCGAAGTCTGTCCAATCATATACCGTTGTATCGTAAGCCGCTATATCCTCGCGCTCCTTGCGCGGGTGACCGACCGCGCGCACGGGTATCAACTTATACGTAGCATGCAAACCGGTAGGCGCGGGCTGACCTTGATCGGCCAGTATTACACTAGTCAACGGTACGCCACTGGCCAGCGCCACAATGTTTTGCAGTACCGCGTATAAGTCGGCTATGTTCTGCATTACGCCGTACCTCTGTACCGTTCGACAATCGCTTTACAGTAGTTGTGCCAGGGTCGATTGTCAGACTGTAATACTTTCCATTCTTGGCTTGTTATGCCGTCGCTGAACATTAATAGGTCAGCTTCTTTGCCGTCATCAGCTGGATAAATCTGCGTACCATCGTTTAAATACACCACACGTAAATCATTAGGTATTCTGACGCCGCCCAATGCCGACGCCAACATGTCGGCCGTTTTTAAACTGGCCGATTGCACAACCACATTGTTCAGCGTTACCGGATCGTTAGGCGTAGCGGCTTGCCACACACCACCAGGGCCTGTATAGCCGCCTTGTGCGCCAACGATCAACACTACACCGCCGGGCACATCGGAGCGGTTTTGATAGTCGATAGTATCGTACATATCCAGCGACATTACCCGGCCTCTTTGATAACGTAGGTAATGCTAGATTTTAAAACGCCGGTATCGACAAGCGGGGTAGATTTACCACCTTTCTGGCGTATGGTGCTAGGCGCATTGGGCGGAGGAATACCTGACGCTATGGCTTCTTGCGATATCGCGACGGCTTTCATACCGACTTGCGACAACATGGCGTGTTCAGTGAGTTCGCCGGATAGTACTTTAGGTAGCAGGCGTTTAAAAATATTCGCAAATACTTTTTGTGCGGAGCGAAGCGGTACACGTAAAAAAGAGCGCTCTGGTATTTTTATAACGTGAGGTTTCGTTTTACCAAGTTCCATAAACCCTGAGCCTTTAGCAAGAAATCTTACGTTTCCTTCTTTGGCATCGTCTTCCGTTTTATAACCGTACGAAGTACCGCCAGGATGATTTACATTGCCCCCGAACTCTTGAACAGCACCGATAACAACAATCGGCGTACCGTCGCCATAGTTACCGGTCGACTCAGGTAACCCTACCAGGACTTGACTACGAGCAACCTTTTCTTTCAGCTGCTCCAAGGCATGCGCCAGATTGTCGCCGCCGGTTACTTTTGTGTTGATTTTCATACAACGGCAAAGCCCATGCCTGCGCGTTTACGTAACCGCAAGAATTCAATGCCGTAAGCCGTACTGCGCAAATCGCCTAAACCGATAGACTGTTCAATGTCAGGAGTAGGGACGGCAAACGATATGGATTCATCACCAACTGATTTGCTTTGTACAGGCATTGCGGCGGAAGGTGTACCGCCATTAGCAACAGCAGACGAAATAACTTTGTCTAATAGCAGTTTGTGAGCTGCATAGGCATACATGCCGCGACGTTTAAAACTTCTGTTGTCTTTGCCGTAATTGCCCCAGCGTTTAGAATTTGTTTCTTCATCAGCTTCCAAAAGAAACCGTGTCAGCTTTTCATTCGTCCATGCTGCATCGTCAGAAAATTCTGTATAGTATTGGCGAAACTCTGACACGGTAACAAGCGTAACATCCATGTTACGACTCAGGAGGACTGTACTTTAACTTTTTGGCCTTTTTCTTAGCCTGCTTTTTTTTAGACTTTGGCACTTCAGGCACTTCAGGCACTTCAGGCACTTCAGGCACTTCAGGCACTTCAGGCACTTCAGGCACTTCAGGCACTACGTCGGCAGTTACAACGACAACAGGTTTAACAATCTCAACCCAGCCGCACTTAACAAACAAGTGCGCGCTGTAATCAATACCGTCTTTGCCGTTTACCGTGGTGTTACCTTCCGCGATAACACCACGTAAATTTAACTGCCGTTTTGTTTTGTTGCGGAGTGTTTGCTGCATGACGTTTAAATTCCGTCAACGTACAAGTGCTGTTTCGGAATACGGATTTCCGTACCTGCGCAACGTACCAGGGCTGCACTGACAAACTTAACGTTGTCAGCTGTGGCCGGTGCTTGCAAATTAAACGGCATAGGCATATGGGCCTTGGTAAACTTCGGATCGTAGGTATACACCATGCACCGATCGGTTCCGTTTGCGCCGATACCTGACAAGTGCAGCAGATCTTCAAACTTGATCTTAAGCACACGCTCCAAGTAACTAATCAGCGTATCGGTTGTGTTCGGTATGCGGAACGTCAAAAGCTTACCGTACTGCGTCAGCGGTAAAAGGATATGTGACGGACGGTAAATGCCTTTCGTTTGAGTAGCAAAAACCTGCAAAATCATTTTGTTAAACAGGCTTTCAAGATGCCGCGACTTTTCTTCGACTGTTAAATACTCGTCGTCTAAAATCTCGTCAAGCGTCATAGCGCCCGCGCCATCCGGTAAAAAGGTATCGGTAGTCGCTACGGTAACGTCAGGATCGTTCAGCAGGCCGGTCTTAACGTCGGCGGTACGCGCGTCGCCCAAAAAATAGGCTTTGTCCAAGAACTGCTCGAACGACTGACGCAAAGCAGCCGGTTTTTCGGCCAGCAGGTTAATGCCGGCACTGCGTGAATTACGCGCCAACTCTTGAGCCTTACCGAGTTCGATAATCGTGTAATCAAACCCTTCGGCATACGTGTGTACAGTGACCGAACCTTTGCTGCTTGCGATTTCAATCAGTGGAATGTCACCTGCTTTACTACCCAGCAATGCCGGTTCGCCCGCAAAATCAAGCGTCTTAAACGCGATACTGTCTGCATAAGGCGGTGCGGTTGTGTCGACGTGTATGATTTTCGGATACTTGATTTCAGGGTAGGGCTGTTTCAGCACTTCCTGCTCAACGTAGGTCAGCTCGCTAAAAAAGAAACTGAGCGCGGCGGCTGCTTTTGCATCTTGTGTAAACATTGTTTAATGCTCCTCGATAATCGTTAATATCAAACGGGGTTAGCCGTTACCGCCTAACTGCACCAGGGCAACGTTGCCCGCCGTCGCAGTGGTTTTGAACTTGGCATTGGTGAATAAAATGTTACCGGCGGAAGACGAAACAAGACCACCAGTATCCGGGTCGACGTAAGCCTGTTCCTCGGCGACACAGCCATCTGCAACCGTTACCCAGATACGTCCGACACGCATAACAGACATTTCGTGATACTCAGGATACACCGGCACGTCGTCTGTGCCGTTATCGCGCACCGATTCGCGTACTGTAATACCGGTCGGCACGTCGTATTCATCGTCCACCTGTTTGGCGTTATAAATGTCAAGATCCGCTACCGCCAGACCGTAACCGATATCACCGCCGTTCGCCGCACGTGAAACGATATCCGCCAGCGATAAGTCATGTACTTGGCCGGGTAGCGCTTTATCGGCGTACTGGTTAAATGTGTCGAATGCTTTTCCCATTTCAAAATCTCCGCTTAAAATTTAATAGGTTAATCAGGCCAGTTTAATCAAATCCAGATTACTTGCCGCTTAAAAAGTTACTGTACGCTTCGCTGCCTACTTTACGACCGGCATTGTCCGTGTACAGTTTTGACAGGTCGTCATTCACACTGTCATTTGAATTCTTGCGCGCTTCTTCTTCCTTGCGCTGCTTTTCCAGTTCTTCTTCCGTTTTCTCGGACTCCATGTCCCATGCCGCGCAGACGTACGCTTCGGACTGCTTGTCCCAATCAATCGTTTTACGTACTTTTTTCAGCGCCGCTTTTTTGATATCGATAACGTTCACGCTATCGCAGACAAAATCTTTACCGGCAATTTTTACCGCCTTGACTCGCGCGTCGGCAATGTCTTTGACGCGTGATGCAATGGCTGCATCGGATGATTTTTCTTTTTCTTTTTCCAGCTCTTCGTCTTTCTTTTCTTTTTCAGCCTTCATTTTTTCGGCTTCGGCCTTTTCTTTTTCTGTTTCTTCTTCAGCATCCTTGACGCGTTTACGCAAGCCGTCAATGCAGGATTGTATCAGCTGTGCGGTGGATTTGTCGGCGACTTCTACGGGGGAGCCAGTGTCTAAAATAACAGTGTACATAGTAACGTTCTCCGTGCTGTGATCATAAAGGCGGGCTTTGTCGCCTGCCCGTGCTTTGTGTACCAGTGCAATGTGGTTTATTCGTATACCACGCTGCTCGAAATCATAATACTCGCCGTCATAAATTCCCGGCTTGTGTACATACTCGGCTTCGTAACCTGCCGACAATTCCAATTTACCGCTTTCGATATCCGCTATCGCCGCCGCATCCTTAATCAGTAAATCAACTTCCGTAAACTCGACAGCATCTTTACACGGACGGCCTGCACTGATGGCATGCCCAACAACAACTTTTTTAAACGTTTCGGCGGTAACAAGACCGTCTGGATGGTCGTTTGTAATGTCGGCATTATCAAAACTGGCCAATGATTCAGGTTTATATACTTCTTCTTTTGGCCTGTAAACCCCTATACGTTCGTCATTGTTGAAAAATTTGCCTAATTCGCCCAACTCTGAAGCAAGATATACCTGCACGCCGACGCGCGAAACACGTCCCGGAACCTTCAGATAGCCTTGCGGCGTGCGCTCTCGCTGCGTAATAGGGTAGCTGGTGCGGTCAAGTAATGTAATCGTTTGCGTCGGAATCATCGAATCATTTGTGCCGCGCCACTGCGCAAAGCAGACCGCAAGCCGTTTTTCTTTATCAGGTTCGTCTGACTCTTGCATGCAGCGATGTATAAACGTTTCTTTTGCTTCGCTTTGCATTGGTTTTGGTATAGGCATTTTTACGACCTCTTGCGCTCAGGTAGTTCCCATTCAAACACTGGAGAAGATGTACAACGGCAGCGTATATGATGTCTTCCCGGAAATAAACCCGTTTCACCGCCATAACTCGCACCGGTATCAACGCGATACACTCCCGGCCCGTAACCAATATCACGCCGTGCAATTTCCCAGCATTTGACTTTAGCGTTAGGGTACTTGCCTCCAGGGCGACCGGCTACCGCAATATCGTTTGAATCAACGGCACGATAGTAGGCAATGCCGGCGTTCTTTTGGCGTATGCGGGTAATGTCTGAATTTAACTTTAACGTTTGATCAACCGCAATACGCTGCGCATTGTTTTTACTTATATCGTATTTACGTTGCAACTGTTTCAATATGACGCTAGGTGAGTAGCCCGCGCGCGTACCGGACAGCATAATCTGTTCGACTTCACTTAAATATTTACGCGGTATCGTTTTAATCAGTCCGGCATTTTCTTTAACCGCCGCTTCGATATAATCCGTTAAACCTTCTTGGCTAAGCATGTGCGTTACATCAACACCTACCGCCTTATTGATTGATTTGACAAACGCGCGCGTGCTGGCGGACTCGGCCATACTGACAGTACCGGCTGCCAGCCGTTCAGCCTGTTCACTAAACACACCGGTTTCAAAATCAGATAACAAACGAGCCAAGGCCGATACAATACGCTCGGCATAGCCGTCCATGATCGCGGAGTCTTTAAATTTTTTACTTATTGGTTTACTTGTGCTAGTGGTCAGCCATTGCTTAAACACTTCTAACGTTAATTGAGCTATAGGGCCACATTTCCAGTCAGCTGTAAAATTAGACAAGTACGCTTTTCTAGCCTCGTCGCGCGACGCGAAGCCTAACATAACTTTGTGTTCGTCAAAGCTACCGTCTTCATGTATTTGATCGACAATAAAAACCGGTAGCTTTTCGCTTATGGTAGTACCTTTAAGAAAAACGTCTACACAATCGCCGTCAGCGCCAAGTATATCTCTTATGTAGCCATAATGGTTACACAACGGCGGCCATTCAGGCTTTCTTTTTTCGCCTGCCCACTGCTCAATGTAAATAAATAAGCCGCATACTTCAATGTATCTTTCTGTATTGGTTACACTATCGCGGTAAAAAGTAGACTTCTCTTCTTTGATGATCGGCACAACTTCCGCCAGTACACGCTTGGCCAGCGCCTGCACGATATACGTTAGTTGCCGTTTATAATAGCTTTCTACTTCACCGGTAAAGTTATACGCCGGCGCTTTTTTCGGGCGCCGTGCATACAGCGCCGCATTCACTTCCATTAAACTTTGCAGAGGTGTTTTTTTCTGTTCTGTTTGGCTGGCAAGCATCGTTATTCAGGCAGGTTACTTTCTTCGCCTTCCTCAGTACCGCCTAAAAAGTACGGGTCATTTTCTTCACGCTCAAACGTCTCAGCTTCTTTTTCCTTTTGCTGCATGCGTTTTATTTCATCGTCCGTAATGGCGTACTTACCTTCCTGCATCAAGCGCATAGCGATATGCGACGGTTTTAAAATGCCTTGCTGTATGCGAATGTCTTCCGACTGTGAAACGGCCAAATCTTCTTGCGCCATTTCTAAACCGGATTCTTGGTAAAGCGGATTCCACTTAAATTCATACTCTGGCGGATACTCGCCCAGCGCCGAACGAATTAAAACCGTATCCAGCTTCTCCAACTCTGGACGCATTTTTGTCTCTTGGTCGCTGCCCACTTTGTCGTAATAATTTCGGTTGTCACCTTCACCGGTTGAGTTCATGCCGGCAGCACTTCGACCGAACAGGCGAGTCATGGGAATGTCGGCAGCGCCCGATACCCAAATCATAAACATGTCCATAACTTGAGCAAGACCGCTAAAGGATATCTGTTTACGATCGTAGGTTTCATCACCGTCCAACAACAGCATATTAACAAACGATTTCATCTGCGCGCCGACGGCAAACCGGTGCAAGATGTTCGCTTCTTCGCCAGATGCCAATTCAGCGGCCAAGCCTTGACGCGTAACCACATCAACATTAGCTTCTTGTATCAGCGTAGCAATACCGCCTTTTGTAGCAGTAGTGTCTTTAACGTCTTCGATTACTCGACGCAGTACACTGTCTCCCCAGCCTAAGTTCATCATGCGCGTACGTCGCGAAACCGCTTCACCGTCCAGGCGTATAACGTGACTATGGTGTATGTCCGTTTGTCCGTTGATAATACGGTAGTACTCAGGACGCAAATAACTTTCTAACGTCGGATCGGTGAAATTAATTTCCTGCGGGTTAATATCCCAGCGATCCAGCGGTATCAAACTTTGCAAACCGCCTTTTTTAATTTTGTTTACATCTAACGGTTTGGTTGTATCCTGGTCAGTGCGCATCAAGATAATAGCGCCGCCGAACAAGCGCGACCAATATTTACCTAAGCGATAGTTCTCCCGTACGTTAAGGCGTTTTTCTTCTGCGCCGATAACTTCAGAATCGACGTTCATAAACTCGCGCCACTCGCGCAAGCCATCGTCTACCGGTACGTTGACAATCTGCGCCGCGATCCAGTTTGTCATGTACGCTATTTCAAGCTCTACCCAATTATAACCGATGGTTTCCGGTGTGAAATGATTGTGTGTGCGTTTATCCCGTTGCGTACCCAGACCCGATACCAAATTAGTCAGGCTGTCCGTCATAGCCACTTTAGCAGCTGTCTTAGGTGTTGCAGCCTTTCGTTTTGTCGTCGCCATTGCTCGTACCGGTTTAGAAAATACGGTTATACCGCGTTTACCAGTAGCTGTCTACTGTACCGCGTATTAGCTACGTGTATACTGCTATAAACTGGCGCTGTACGCGGCATGCAACTGCGGAAAATTATCAGCGACGGTTTTGGAACCTGGGTAAACGCGACCATGAAATGAGATTACCCGCGCATCGTCGTAATGCTGCACTTTCTTTTTTTGATAGTCTTCGCGAAACGAATAAATGCCGTCACGCTTATCCAGTACGCGCACAGTAGTGTCATTTTTTAATACGCGCGATACCCATGCTTGATCTGTACCGCTTAACATTTCGCGTTTAACAATCTCAGGGCTTGCCATAATGTTGAACGAGTTATATACGGCCGGCCGCATACCCGCGCGCAAAAAAATAAAGCTAGTGTTGTAAGCGGTATTTTTGACATTAGACGGGTTACGCCATAGCGTAATATCAGTGTCGAACGTTAGCAAGTCGTCTATGTTGCCGAAATAAAAGTTATCCAGATCCGTGTAGAACAGCTTATCACCTTGAAACAGTTCAGCTGCGTCCGGCCTGAATAACATCAGCTTTTGATATCGTGCACCGGACTTGTACAGTTTTCTTTCTATCGGCAGTACGCGCAATACACCGCTGTAAGCAATATCAAAATTAACATAGTCAGTTACCACTACATATTCATGCGGTAACGTAATACACTGATCAAGCTGCTTGATAGTTCGTAGCACAAACGACGCATCATACACATACTCCGCACGCCACTGCGTTTGTGCGTCTTGCCATAAGAACAAAACGATGGTTATCACAAATAAACCTGTATCAGCGAATGCTTTTCATTGTGCACAATATGGTCATGTACCGTGTATTTTTTTACGTTGAAGTGGTCGCCAACAAACATAACATAGTCTTCCGGTTTACGAAAACACATATGTGACAAACCTTTTTTCTCGTGTGTATTTTCGTACATCGATATAGTAAACCCATCGGACACTACGCGCTTTAACCCTTTAAAAATATCAAACACCGTTGCGTCACAATTATGCTGTAATACGTTGACCGTCATAAACTGCTTCCAGTATGCCGTACAGAACTTGGAAAACGTTTTTAATGTGGGATCAGTCAGTAGTACAAACGTTTTAGCTGGGTTGTTCCTGCGCGCACTATCTAAAAATTGTTTAGTCAAATCAAGACCTACATAATTAACACCATCAAACAATGGCGCAAATTTACCAACACCACAACCATAGTCGATAGTGGGTAAGTTGGTATCCAGATACTGAGTTATAAACTCACGTTTCTTAACCAGTATCGCAGCCTGCACGGTCTCACTCAGTCCGGCATAACCTACCGCCAAGTCACCTTGGCGTAGTGCGCGTTGCTGCCAATACACCTGTACTCTGCCTGCTTGCAGGCCGCCATTATAAAATACTTTGCTGCGCGGCGTTTCGGATATGTCTTTGCGCCAAGTTGAATTAAAGCGCTCCGCTTTGTGATCTACCAACCCTGGAAGCACCAGTATTTTTGTTTGTCCGCAGGGATCGTTTTTGCGCATGCCAGACAGCTTCATATCAATGTTACTCCCTACACAATGGCCATCTGGTAATGTGCACGGGGTAGGGAAGTCATAGTCAGGCAACATAGGAAACCAGCGGTTCCACGTTTCACGATAGGCCAACAACTGCGTAAAGCGTGTCGAATGTTTTACACAATGACCTTCGCGATTAACCTGGAAGGGCTTATGCTCTTTTGCATCGTAGCCGGTTACAAAATCGACTTTACGGTTTTGCAGTTCAAATATTTGTTTTTCAAGCCAACCTGCTGTAAACGTTAGATCGTCCTGCAACTCACACACAAGACCATTCGCGCATGCGTTTAACGCTTCATTAAACAACGGCACCAGCCCTTTGTGCTCACGGCTAATGTTACTGCGTACAATCGTACACGGGTAACGCTGTACAAGCTCGGCAATGTAATCGTTAGTACCATCTGTGGAGCCGTCGTCAGCAATAACGATTTGATTGATACCAGTAACGTCCGTATGAATAAAGAAACTTTCCATTGTCTGCTTAAACAGCTCAACACGATTGTAGGTCGTCACAATGATATCAATTAGCATTTTTTATTATCCTTGTTGTGTTTCGGCATAAACAGTAGGCTATCAGCGCCGACAATATGAGGCTCGTGTGTGTCGACCAGCACGTCGGTGTACTCTTTGAATTTTACATCATTTACAAAATGGCGCTCTTTTAAATTGTTATCGCCGACATTACCGCGCACCGGGTTATCGTCACTCTGCACGACGCGCAAATCGTCGCATATAATAATGTCGTATTCATAAAATGCTTTGTTACGTTTTATAATACGCAATTCATTAAGCAACGGAAACCGGTTATAGTCTGTCTCTTTAATGCCTTTATCGTACTGAGCAGGATAGTGCGCGTCCAACCAAAACAAAGAAGTCTGGCGTACAGCATCCAGCAGCCTTATTAAAAATATATCGCTAGGCAAATGGTATATGTCAGCGTGCGGAAAAAGCCGCTTACACTTATCAACGTATTTTTTAGATATGTCGCACGAATAATAGTTTGAGAAATGCCCTTGTGCGGCGGCCAGACCTTCGCCAAGATAGCAACCTGTTTCAATAAAGTTGCTTATATGCTTACCTTCAAACACCTGTTTAAAATCGCTTAGCCTACCCATTTAAAATGTTCTCCGCCGCATTAATTATCGTCTGTGGTGGTATGTCTCGGCACTGCCAATGACATACCGGTTTATTGGTAATCCAATACTTAACGCCATTTAACTGACATGGTCGGCAAGGTAAGTCTTCGCGCGTAATGATCTTGGCGCTACGATGAAAAACAGGATCGTAATTTTTATCCGTGTCCGTCATGGTAAAGATAACCAAGCACGGTATGCCAAGCGCACACGCGGCGTGATAAAAACCGGTATCGTTTGAAATGACAAGCTTCGCCGCACTGAGCAATTCAAAGCAGTGTGTCATAGACGTAGTAGTTTCGTTTAACGTACCATCAATGTATTCGTCAGGCAATCCGATAGACGCAATACGATAGTTGTCAGATAATTTTGCAACGACATCTGCCCAATACGAGTACGACTTTACACGCCAGTCTTCTGCATTCGTGCGCTTGTTGTAGCCGTCGCAGATTAAAATATCGTATCGTGTTATAGGGCCGGCAGGGCAAATTGACAGCGTACCCATACGCGCTACATCAGTAGGATTGTCACACCCTACTAGTTTTAAGTTTGCTACAACCTCGGACACACCGCCGCACTTGACAAACGTGCTCGGGTTTACATTGGCATAAGACCTACGCTGCTTACCGCGCAAAAAAGGAAAACGCTCGACCGGCAACACAGGCAGACTATACACCGCAGAAGCAAACGCGGTATAGCGACGGTATGCACACAACACAACAGGACGCGTATTCACGGCGCATAAATAATTATAAGCCGGTATTGTCTGTATGACGTTACCCAGCCCGTTACCCACCAAATAATAAACAGCTTCTCGAGTCATACCCATGCACTTAGTCGTGTAGCACCCGAAGTTTGCAACATATCGTCTATAGCGTCAAGCATCGTGCTCACCTGATCATCGTGCGCGTGCGCCATATCAAGACTAAACGCCTCACATTCAATAATAAAATCATTAACCCAATCAGAACTAGTGTGTAAATGGTCTACACTAGGATCTGGTATGCACACATGGCCGGACTCGATAAATCCTTGACCGTCAAGCATACGCGTCACGATATCAATGCTGCGCGGAATTTCCTTTATTGGAATACCTCCTTTGCGTTTGATGTTTTGAATCAAACCTGTGCCGGATACTTTATCCTCGACAGCCATGTGGCGAATAGGGCACGGACGTTTTGAGTCATAGGGTTTATGTTTTTTATAAAATGCTGGTGCGCGATTCTCCAAATCCCACGCTTCCCACTTACCACGTATCTGGTCAATCAAATAAATTTTATTGTTTTCTTCGCAGTAACCCCACAACTGAAATACACTATAGTCATTGTGCGTCTTTGTCTTCTGTGCCGTGTCAACGTAAATAGCGCGCCACTTAAGCAACGGTAGTTTCTCATAATAATTAAACCACGATGATTTTATAACACCGCCCCCGATATGAGTAGGCCGTTGCTGGTATAATGCCGTCCAAAAATAAGACGTCCTCATCTCCTTCATTTCAAGAAGCTTATCCAAAGGATGCAACTCAGGTATTAACGCTTCGTCATTTTCATTAATTGCCGGAAAGCTAATAAGCTTAGCGCGTTTGTTTAAATCTATGATGCGTCCTGACATATCATCTACAGCCCATCTAGTAGCCATAACAATATGGCCGTTATATCTTGACAAACGAGTTAAAAATGTGGATATATACCATTTCCACAACGCACTTTTTATTGTTTCGGATAAAGCCTCTTTTGCATTTTTTATAGGGTCGTCAATTATACCGATATCAAGACGCTTACCAGTTATAGGGCCGCCCACACCTTGAGCAATATACCTTCCTTTATGCCCTACTACTTCAAACGTTTCGCTATTTCTTTTTGGCTCTACTTCTATCGTAACAATACGCCGATAGTTAAGTGAAGAGCCAGGAAATAAACGTTTATATTCTTCACCCATCATCAATCTTTGAATATCGCGATTCATGTCTGCGGCTAAGTCCTTACCATACGACAAACCGCCGATAGACAGATCAGGATTAATTCCGAGTAACCAAGCAGGTAAGTTACGGCTAACGATCTCACTTTTGCCGTGTTGTGGAGGAGCTTCGATAATTAACACCGGCCTATTACCGGCTACAACATCCTGATAAAACTGCTCAAGAGCAGCGCAAACCTGTATAGAAAAATCAGATACGATATACTCTGAATTTATATAACAGATAAAACTTAACAGGCTTCTTCTGGCGTTCCTGCGCTTTAATAGCTCTTGTGCCGCTTCAACCTTTGTTACCATCGCCTAGCGCAATACGTGATAGTTGCTCATCAGTTAATTCTATCGCTGATTTTGGGGACATACTACCATCTGAACTTGATAAGTCTGTCTTTTGTGTATCGTGGTAGCCGTGCTTACCTAACATTGCTTTAGTTATTGTAGAGTTGTAAACGTTAAGCAGTCCGCCAGAAGCTAAACGAATCTCTTGTTCTGACATTATTTGCTGCATAATGTCAGAAAACTCTTGCTTGTCTTTTTCCTTTGACCAAGCATATAGCGTCTCGCGCGCAACACCTAACACACGCGCAAGCCCTGCAACCATCGGCACAACATGGCCATAGTCGCTAAAATTAAAAATATAGTCTTGAGCTTTCTTTAAAACAGCTGCGTCGTAAACCGTAGGTCTGCCGGTAACATAATCAGGATATTTTTTCTTAACCGGCGGAAGCTTTCCTTTTCTTAATGCAGGCCCTGAAATCTTTTTTTTGTTCGAAGCTCTTTTTTTCCCGCCTGTAGTGTGAGGCACTTTCTTGCGCTTGCGTACAACTTTCTTTTTTTTCGCGGCCATGGCGGTGACTCAGTACTGTGTAAACTTAAGTACGTGCATTATATACCTGCGCAATACCGCAAGCAACCGGCTATTATGGCGGGCGAAGCCGGCGTAATAAACTTAAAAATTTATAATTTATTACGCTTACGCAATTACGCAATATTCAAAACGTAAATATCATTACTTTTATTTATTATTTTTTGCCTTCCAAAAGTGTATATATCATATCTATATTTTAATATATATTTAAGTTTATATTTAAGTAATAGAGTAATAAGTAATAGTATATATTTATAAATAATATATTAAAAAATAACTGTAACTTGTTGAAAAATAATAAGTTTTATATGTGTAGTTATTTGCGCAACACACCGCCATAAAGCTTGCGCATTTCGTCGTTTTTAGCATTGCCTAATAGTTGACAACGCCACTCAACTATTCATTACGTATTTGTATCTATAATAAAATAATCGTTTTTTACATATATATATATTATATAATGAGCGTATAGGTATAAATGTACGCACGTAGTTTCCTCCCAGACCTTTAGATTTATTATAAGCTTTATTTATAATTTTGAGCGTGGCGTAAGCATAAGTATCGTAATTCTGTGTAGTTTAAAAAAAAGCGTAATTGCGTAATGATAGAAAATAAATATGTTTAGGCTATTTACAAACAGCTTACCGCCTGTTTAAACTATGTTCCCTTGTCTGATCCGCCTCAGGAGCTTAATATATGACAACGTCAACGGCAATGTCTCAAGATCTTTACCGTAGCGGGCTAACGCAAAGCAGTATAAGAAAAATGGGCACTTTATATGTAGGCAACACTAAAAAAAGCAAATTGAATATAGAGAGTATTACAAACGGGCAATTTTTCGACGTAGACGCATACCAAATACCTTACTTCGACATAACCGGCAAAAAAACAGACTTCTTCCGACTCCGCTTTTTAGCTCCTCCCAAACGAAACGGCTTTTTTAAAAACTCAGATAGCAAACCGCTCCGGTACTGGCAGCCGGCATGCACTAAACCCATGTTGTACTATCCGCCGCTGTTAAAGTGGACGGAAATAGCCAAACGCACAGACGTTGACCTGTATATAACAGAGGGCGAAAAGAAAGCCTCTTCCGCTTGTCAATTTGGTTTTCCGTGTATTGGTCTAGGCGGAGTCTGGAGCTGGCGCAGCAAGGCACTAAAAGAGCCGGTACTAAAAGAATTCAAACAAATCGCATGGAAAGGCCGCCGCGTTATTCTATGTTTTGACAGCGACGCCAAAACAAACAGCCATGTTATGCACGCACTGAGTGCGTTTAGTTCAGCCTTGCTGGATATGGGAGCATTAATTTTTACGGTTGAATTGGAAAATGAAGACGCGGCTTCTAAGGTAGGGCTAGATGATTTTCTAGTTGCTCATGGCGCTGTAGAGTTTACCAAGCTAAAGCAAATACCGTTTGAAAAAAGCCGTTACCTGTGGGAACTGAACAGCGAGGTGGCTTACATTGAGTCTCTGGGAGGCGTCTGTAATTTAAAAAACCCGACTACAATTTACCGTAATCATAGCCAGCTGACAAATTTGGCGTTTGCTAATCGCACTTATCAGCTTTATAACGATAACGCGGAAAAGTTTGAAACAGTCAACTGTATGAAGCAGTGGCTTAAGTGGCCCTATCGGCGTACACACACTGCCATTAACTATGTTCCGGGCGAAGAACAAGTTACGCAAAATAATGAGTTGAATATTTGGAAAGGATGGGGCATTGATCAGTTTAATGAAGGCACTTGTAAACCATTTTTTGAGCTGCTTACTTTTGTGTTTGGTACAGAAGGTGTTGCGCGCGAATGGTTTTTAGATTGGCTCGCGTACCCCATACAAAACCCCGGCGCGAAAATGGGTAGTGCTGTATTGTTATGGTCGCGCGCGCAAGGGACCGGCAAAACATTTATCGGGTATATTATGGGCGATATCTACGGCAGTAATTTTATTGAGATATCGGAAGATCAATTGCACGACTCCTATAATGAGTGGTTGTTGGGTAAGCAATTCATTCTTGGTGCGGAAATTACCGGCACGGATAAACGGCGCGACGCTGACCGTATTAAGAATTTAATTACACAAGAAAAGTTTACAGTACGGGCAAAGTATCAGCCCACCTACACGGTAC